CACCTCTCAAGCAGAAGCTTGGCCTGCCCGGGTGGACAGGAGAAGTTGTTCTCCGTTACGGATCCACCCCAAGAGCACTTCGATTCGAGAATTCTGCAAAGATCTCAAATCTAGGTAAGTTGACGTGCTCAAGACACCACCACGGTGTTTGACCCCCGGTTTAAGACGCCGGGTCGCAGGGTGCGGTACTTCTGGAAGATCCGGAGCCGAAAGGTCCCAGGAATTTTCCGCGGTCGTACCTAATGGAGGACACCCCGTAGGGTGACTGACTCCTGCGCTGCAGCAGGTAGCAACTCCTCCTAGCCATTCGGCTGGACCTCGGCGGAGGGATCCGGGGTCCTTGGTGTAGATCTCCAACGTCCGACGACTTGGGCAGGATCTGCGCGCCGCTTCCTCAAAGTGCTTGGCCGCTCTGCGGGTCCGTTCCCGGTCCACGTCCTTGCGGGAAGCACCTTTCCACGCCGCAGTATACTGCACCGAGACACACCCTGTCTGGCGCAGCTGCGGAGGCGACTGGTGTTCCAGTTCCACCTCGTCTCGAACTTCCTCGATTCTTTCGAATCTCAGTTCGGGACGACATTTCGGGTCGTGCTCAATGACGGACGCGTCGATTGGAAGGGTTTCAAAGCGGTTATTATACCGCCTGGAATCGACGCGGGTCCCCCAGAGAGCACCCGAAACTGCCTTAATCGCAGCTACGTTGCCGGATTTCTCCGCCGTACCCCGGAAGTACGGCCAGAACCTGCCAGTCAGGAGAGACTGACGGGCCTGGGCAATTATCTGGCCTTTCGAAGCGATCGAAAGGTCACAACCGGACAGGGCTATCCCAAAGTCGTCGGAGTCCTCGAAGTCTCCGAGCGCAAGCTTTGCGCCGATCTTGGGGGCTCTTATGAGCCTGCCATCCTCGCCCGTGTAGACCAAAGTCGAGTTGATCTCGACATGGTCCGCAGAGACTCCGGTTTTCTCGTGGTTAACCACGAGCCCAATCACTTCGGCGGCTTGCGCCCAGCTTTCACGGAGCTCTCGGCCTCCGCGAAAGGCGATGTCATCACCGTTGATGAGCACTCGCCGACTCCGATACCTCTCCTTTCCCCGACTCGCGCGCGAACAGCGTCGACATGCGAGTTCCCATCCGGCTCTGTTTATAATACAGAGAACGGGGAAAGAGAGGTATCCCCCCATGGGACTACCCCGCCGCGCGCGAGTCCACCGGCCGTCCTTGTCCTGGATACGATAATCCGGGAACGAAAGGAGCGCAGAGCGTTCCTCCGTACTGAGGTCGGGGGCGGCGTCCGAAAGGACTCGCATGAGAATATCAAGAACTTCTGTCTTGATATTGTCGGTCGCGGCGGAGTAGTCGCCAGATACCCACGGGCCGTCGTCTGCCGCGATGAACTCGGCGCGACGTTCGTCGAACTCACCGGTTAGGCACCAACCGAATCTACGAATAGATCCGAAAAGTGACCGGTGCAAGGGTTCGAGTAGGCCCTGTCGGACAGCCCCAAAGACTGTCACAACACGGCCCGTGGGTAGGCCAATAAGTTTTGCCTTATTGTGCCGGGGGGTATGGACGCGCCTCCAATTTCCACCGTCCGAGCGGCCAAACTCGAACGTGGAGGCGCCGTTGGGGATCTGGCCCCCAAGAACGTGGCGGCGACGGGCCCATCCGCCGGGAACGAGTTCCCGGAAGATGGACTCGAGGTCGCGAACATCCTTGGGGGAGAGGGGATCGTGGGGAGTGAGTAAACGCTCCCGGGCCGATTCCACGGCCTCCGACGATGCAGCCGCAAGAGCGGCTACGCACCGTGGTTCATCGCACTTGGGGGTATGGCCTTGGACTTTTCGAAAGAGAAAGTCCAAGGTTTTATCTGGTATAAAACCCCCGTCTGTGCTCACCAGGGCGCGCAGCTTCTTGGCGCTGGCGCAAGTCGGCACGATCCCCGACGGACGTTCGATGGCTATCGAAACGTTCGGGAATTCTCGGCGGGCCAACCCCACGAGACGGCCTAACGTCGTCTCTAGTGCGGTGCAGAGCTGGCCGTAACCGTCTGGGTCGTCAGGCTCGCAGGGGCTAATGCCAGAAGAACGCTCCTCGACGCCATCGGGGGGAAGTATCGGATTTTGACCGATCTTCGCCGATGACAGGAATTCTTCCGACAATCCAGACTGGTCTGGAATGTCAAGCCCCCACTGGAGCGGCGTTACGGGGTACACGTGCTGCGTGGCGGTCCCAGACCCCACGCCATGCACTTCAACTTCCCCCTGCCGACCCTTCGGTCCGTCCTGTGCCGCGACGGCTTCAGAGCTGCTATCCCCCTGCGGGATAGATTTAGGCCCTAATGCCCTCGGGGGAGAATCCGGATCCCCCAAACCGTTCCTCATACTCTCCGAGGAGCGAACGCCGGCCTTGCGAAAGCAAGGGACCTCCCCACCGGGTCCGGGTCTATAGGTTAGCCCGTCATCCCCTGGTTGGCAGGGCACACCAGAACCCAAGCCCGAGCCGAAGCCCGGCCGGCCTCGACGCGCTCTG